CATTTGTTTTTGAATGTCAGAAACCTTGGCCGTTTCTTCCACCTTTGGCGGATCTTCCATCGGAAGATCTGCCGCTTCTTTTTCCTGGTTTTCCATTTTTTCACCTTCTCCCGTTGTTTGGGAAAGATCCGCCGCCGGTTCAAAATCTTCAAGATCCATTGCGGCCTTGGCAAATCCCAAGCGATTAATCACACCATTGTGATCAATCGCGGTTTTTAGTTCATTGAAAATCGCGGAAAGCTTTTTTTCTGTTTCCGGGTTTCCCTTTGATATTTCCCCCGCCAAATCGCGGGCCGAATTTGTGAATTGGTCCACGGTTTCCCGTAGCTTTTGCGCCATTTCTTCCCCGTTGGAATGGTCTAAAATTGACCCAACGCTTTGGGCAAATGCCTGGCGCAACTTATGGAATTCTTCCACGTAGTCCCGCTCTGCAATTATCTCGTCCATGGTTTGCGCTTCTTCGTATTCTGCCTTTTCAAGCCCAACCCATTTTTTAAGCTTGGCGAGAAATCCCAATTCTTGGGCCTCTTCCTTTTTCACCTTGAAAAGCATAATGTGGGCCTCCGGATTGTCCCCTTTGTCCACCAAAGATCCCTCTTCAATTGTCAAATCTTCCAAAATCGCGGTAGGTTCATCCATTGATTAATTCCCTTCTAATGGCCTTTCCGCCAAGCGAAAACATTTTATACTTCCCGGACTTGACGCCCTGCCATGCTTCATCATCATCAATTTTAAACCCGATCCATGCCCCGTTCGGCATGGCGTCCTGTGGGATTTGCATGGCGTCTTTTTTCTCCGGAGTAAATACACAGATCTCCACCAGTCTACCTATACCGATCTTTTCATGCATTTGTCCAGCTTGCCGCGATTTCAGCGCAAAATTGTAGGCCGCTTTTTCCAATTCCTCAATTGCAATTGTTTCGCCCGAATGGTCAACAACTTGTTTTCCGTCCCCTGTTTTGCACACGTAAAGCCAACCAAAAACCAAACGCTGATCCTTGTCTATCTTCTTGATTTGTATAGGTTTTTCCCATTTGTCCATTTTGCCTTTATCCTTTGCCGGTTCAAATTCGGCGGTTTTAAATTTGTTATTCAAAAGCCACTTTTTGGCCCTGGAAACTGTCCACAGTTTTTTATCAAATCGGATTGATTGAATTTCTGATTTTTCACCCTTGATCCCGTAAATCACAAAAATCCCCATTGGCGCCCCCGGAATTGTTCCGCGCCAAAACCGATCAAATTGCCCCGGATCTTTTTGCCGGGCCGCGTGTTCATTTGGAAATGGTTTTTCTGTGTATTCCATAATGATCATTCAAAAAGAGACCAAAGCCCCCGTCTGAAATCCATTGGGTTGACTGTTCCGGTGGCCATTTGTGCCGCCGGTCCAATTGTCGCGTTGAAAAGCCCGGCACTGGACGTTTGCGTCAATGGGGTGGGTTTTTTGTTCGGAAACTCAAACGCCAACCCCTGGGAACACCGGCAATTTGGATGGGCCGGCGGCATTTTGATCGTAAGGTTGACCGGAATCCTAATGGTGTAAGATCCTCCAAATGGGATCGGATTTTTCCGGCTTGAAATCGCCAACGCCTTGCAAATTGCACATGTTCGATCGCTTCTTATGTTCGCCATCCACCGGCGCCGTGTAAACCGTTTATCCAAAAGCCCTTGCTGTTCCGTGATATTCCATGCCTGCATTTGCCCCACATTTCTCGCCCTAATTATTTCGGTCCTGGCGATCATTTTAGCCCGCGCTAAAAGTAATTTTTCATGATAGGCCGCGGTCAGTCTGCGGGCTTCTTCCGGTGAATGGGTTTCGGAAACCCTGCGGGCGTAATTGTCCACCGCCCTGGCCCACCTTTGATGCAATCCAATTTTCCCTTTTATCTCATGAAAAACCTTTCGGGGATCTTTACCTGTCCAGACTGTTTCTTGGATCGTTGTATTAATTGACTGCCTGGTTGAATCCGTAACTTCCACAACCAAATTAGATCCCTCATTCCGGATCCAATCCGTGGCCATGACAACCGCAATTGGTGGGGTTTCCATTCCCGGCCGCCAGGCTTCATCCTTAAAAATGGCGGCCTTCTTCATCCCAAACCCAAGATCGATCAAACTTTCCCGCTGGGACTGCAAGACAATTGGAAGGGTTATTTTTTCGAAGAATTGCAAAAATGGATCTTCAAATTCCCTCACCCAGTCCCATTGATCCATCCATGCGAAAAAATCAAAGCTTGGTTTCCTTACGCTCTGCCGTTCCGCCCAAGTAATTTGATCCGTAAGGTTCTTCATCAGCCCCATAAATTGGGATTGAAAATCCAATTCCCACTTATCAAGGATCCCCACCCCTTGGGTCCACTCCATGGGGGCCGCTTTGCATACGTGCATCAATTGGCCCTTTCAACTGGCGGGACTGGCAATTGTGGGCCGGCTTGTCCGTTCTTTGGTGGGACAACTGCGTTTTCCGCAATGTCCTGTGGTGGTATAAATGGATCGGGTGAATATTCATCAACGGGCGGTAGGCCAACTTCCTCCCGCACGTGTTCTTCCAGCATGGGATCGGGTGTGACAATCCCGGAATTCACCAAATTGGCAACCATTTCCGAAAAATTCTTTGTGTCTTGTTTCTCAATGTCCCCATGTGTAATCACTGGCCACAACTGTTCAGGGATGCCGTTTATGGTCATCAACTCGGGGACAAGGAAACGGTTCAAGGTTGATTGCATATTGTCCATGATCGCCCCCAGGCTTGCCGTGAAAATGTCCGTTTGGTCTGATGAAAGCGAAAAAGATCCCACCTTATCCATCCCCAAAAATAAGAATTGGGTCAAAAGGGTCATGGAGATGTCTTTTTGATATCTGCGGATCGCTTCCCCTACGTCCATTTGTCTCTGCCCACCGGATGAAAGAAGCGATAATTTGAATCCTGTAGGGTTTCCGTCGGTGTCGGTTTCCGCTGGAAATAATACCCCTTCATGCTGGTTTCGCCTGATTTGCTGTAAAAGGGTTTCAAAATTCCGTGCCGCGGCTTGTTTTGCTGGTGGGGCGTCCGCGTCAAGGTAGGCGAATGGTAGGTGGATCACCGGTAGGCCCACCAGATCCCTTTCCATCCCAATTGCCTCAATCTCTTGGATCCGTTTCAGGAAAAACCAAGATCTGTAAGCATTCCGCAAAAGCGATCGGCCTTCCGGGTTGTTTTTGTCAATCTCGGTTCTAAACAGGATCGCCTTTTCAATTGGGATGAACCGCCGGACGTAATCAGGGGCCGCCACTTGCCACATCCCCCGTATCCCTCCGTCTTCGTCGAAATCCCATTGATCTAGGGTTTCCTGGGCTCTTATGCTGATTTTCCTGATTCCGATCCGTCCATCCGCATACTTTGATCGCCTCGACCCTTCCGCATGGTCTGGGCCCTCCCTGGTTTTGTAGACCTTTTCGAAGTAGGACCATCCAAACCAGATCATAGAAAGGATTTCAGAGATCAAATCTTCCCATGTGTGGGACATGTCCCCCAGGCACCCTTCCAGGAAATCCGCGGTTTCCCTTGCTTCTTCTGATCCGTCGGCCGGTTCTACTGTCCAAGGTGTCCGCTGTAAAAGGCTGGTGATTACGTGGATCGCCGCTCCCACGGTTGAATCATTGTCCCGCATTTCCCTATAGACCCGGACCCCGCGGATCCCTTGCAACTGGGAAAGCCATTCCTCTTCCACGTATCCATCAGATCGGATTAGGCCGGTTTGGCCTATTGTGTCAAAAATTTCGTTTTCCATCAGTGAATCTCCCAATTGTTTTCCGCAAACCCAACGCCCGGATTAAGGGTCACAATTTGCGCTTCCCGGTGGATCCTGGCCCTAGCATATGCCACCGCGTCCGCAAGATCTGGCGATCTCCCCAGTCGTTTTTTCATCTCGTCTTTTGGTTCTATCCTAATTTGGCCACTGGATGAAAGCCCCCATTTGATTGCGGTCAATTGTGTACATAGGTCTTCATTTGGTGGAAGGGCCATAGCGCCGGGATTTTTGGGATCGAGATCTTCCCTGATTTGCCATATCCATTCCGATCGTGTGTTTACAAATCGGGCCGTATCCCTTGCCCTGCGTCCGCTTCTCATTTCCACAACTTCCCGTCCTTGTTCATTTAGTCGATCGTAAACGCCGGCCCCCAATCCGTCCGCGTCAATCCTGCAATCCCTAACGGCCTTTGCTAGGATTGGCCACCCTTTGGCGTTTAGTGAATCCCAAAGGGCCAAAATCATTCCGCACGTCTCCATGGTGTCCTGTTTTTTTGCGGTTCTAAATTCACGGATCCCTTGGGCGTGGCTGATTGCGATCACTGTTTCATCGTCCCCAAACCTTGCAACGTCCACCCCTAGCGCAATTTCTGGGGACCACTTTTTTGAATCTTCGAGGTCTTGCCACCGGTCCACCGCTGCTTCAATCCATGAAAGTGGGATTAGGGCATCATCCCCGGCCGTTGGAAATTCCGCCATAACTCTGGATTGCCACCGGGGATCCCCGTTCCCCCACCTTTTCCACTTGTCGGCCACCCAGTGGGGTGTCACCAAATGGGGGGCCGGCAACCCGCTTTCGGCTTTGGCCCTCCATTCCCCGCTTTCAATATCGGCCATAGTGATCCCGGTTTCCACCAGGTTGGGGGTGTCAAATGCGGACACCCGGAATTTGCTAGGTGAGTCTAGCTTGAACGCCTGGCCAAATGCGCCGCCTTCATCCGTGGGGTTTCCCACGTGTAACAAGCGGCCGCCCTGGCCTGATAAGATTGAATCGATCGCCTCATATATTAAGGGGGAAACCCCCGCGGCTTCATCTATTATCACCAGGATGGAATCCGCGTGGAATCCCTGGAATCGATCGGGGTCATACTCCGGGGCCGTGAATCCCCATGCCCACCAATCCTCCCGCAAGGTGAATTGTTGCTGCAGCATCTTTCCACCCAACGGAAAAAGGGCGTCCCGGTGCAATGATCTGATCTCCCGCCACAAGATCCCCCTAACCTGGCGATTGGTGGGGGCGGTAGTGATCACAAGGCTTTTGGGGTGGTTGCATATAAACCAAAGGGCCGCGGTAGCGGCTGTAAATGACTTCCCCATTGAATGACATGACCTGACCACGGTTTCCCGGTTGTCCCGGATTGATTCCAAGATTTGCGCCTGCACCGGCCAAAGGGATTTCCCTAGCACTGTGGACACCCACCAATTGGGATCGTCACGGCCGCGGATGATTGGATCGGTTGTCATGATTCAACCCAAACATGTGGGCCGCCCCATAAACATTCATCCACCGATGGGGACGCGCAACCGTAGCACAAACAATCCCCGCAATAATGGCAACCGGTCCCGTGGGTTGGTGTGCCTGTCCCGCAATGGTCCCCGGCCTGGTCTTGGGTTATTCGCGGCCGTTGGTGGTTGTCCGGAAATCCACGGCCCGGATTGTCACACCCTGGCCCACCATCAGGAAACCCGGTTTCCGGTTGGTGGTTGGTGGTGGGGCCTTCCGGTTGGTGGGTTTCCGCTTTCATTTGTCTTGGGCCTTTCTAACCAGATCCGTCCATGATAGGCCGCCCCGATCCTCATTAACGCTTTCCGCTTCCCCCATGTTCAACCTTTCCAACCGCATCCCCTGTTCAACCAACCGCGCCGCGTCCGCGGCCGTCAAGCAATTCTTTTTGGAATTCTTCTTAGCGGTCCGCAATAGCTTGGACAACTCCGCAACCCCTAGCGCCTGCATTTGCATGGAAATCTGAACGTGCCTTTTTTTCATGTCTTGGATCGCGTCTAGCTCCGCTTGCCTGGCCACCGTGTCGCAATGCCGATCCCAGGCCGCTGTTCGGGCCGGCCAATCGTTTTCCTTGGCCCAAATGTTGATCGTGGTGGTGGTCCGGTCGACGTGGTCGGCGACGGTTCGCGTCCGCCGGGCGCCTGGCCCGTGGTCCCTCCACACGCGGAAAGCCTCAAACCTCAAGGGATCTTCGTTGATTTGCATTTCCCACGGTTCGCGATTTATTTGATCTGGTTGTTCCGCGATTAACAATTCCAAAGCTTTGGACGTTTTGGCCATGATAAACCCCTTTGATTTGCTTTATGATCCTACATATGACGATCCGCGATTTCCAGCAATTTGAATTCACACGGCCGGTTTTTGCGGTTTCTTTATTTTTTCTTTTGGGGTTTTT